TAAACATATTCCCCATCAAAGATAGGCTCAGGACTCAATAGGAAGGGTCTGAAGCTGTTTATTTTACTTGGGTCTACTGTAGTCCCACATTCACATGCCCAATTTGTATCATGGTCGTTAAACTTGGTAACAGACTTATATGGTTCAATTGATAACATGACATTAACACCGGCTTGATCTGGTGTTGGATTTTGAACATTATTAATTGCTAAAGAAACAGCAAGTGAAAAGTTTTTGAACATCTCAAATTCGCCAGCCATGGAGCCAGCATTATAAATTGGTCGTTCTTTCATGTAAGCATAAACTTGCGGAAAACAATGTAACATATTTTCATTGCCCCAAGCTTCATGTTTATATAACAGACCTTCACATCCATAATTTAGTTTTTTGTCGCCTAGATGATTTTCTAGCCAAACAGAAGGATTCAGTTGAAACACAACATCAGATATATCTGTAGAAATGACATAGCGAATGTCTTTCATTTCAGATAGTACTGCCCAATAAAAATAGTGTCTGAGCATAGGAACTTGATAAGTCAAGCCTTCTGCGAACAAATAACCATCATTATCTTTATTACGATTGTTTGTTGTTAGATAAACTTCAACACCTTCAGATTTTAATTTTTCAAGTGTTTCATCTTTGATATTGAATGCAACTACTCCAATCTTACCTTGAAATCCAGATTGCTTGATTGAATTGATCCAATATTTCATTTTGTCGTATCCATATTCGGACACAGCACTAATAATCATATCTTGCATAATTCTTTTCCTAAATCTTCAATAACAGCAGTGATGTAAATTGGGTTAAGAGATACTCTTAGTTCTTCGGTGAGTTTTGTGTTGTCTATGATAAACTGTTCTTTGATAACATCACTGGTACATAAAAACTCACCTTTACCATAACCACGAATCAGATGTTTTGCTACTTTACCTATTTCAAGTCCATGATTTGAACTTAAATTATATATTCCTGTTAATTTTTTTCTTGAGATTAAATCTAACAGAAAAGATGAAGTGTATATGTCAATAAAATCTCTTTTTGTTTCTTGACCGATTGAAAATATAACCTTTTCGCTATGTTTCAATTGATCCATGCAGAAACCCATAAATGATTGTCTTCCTAATTCAAAACCAAAAAGATTAGAACCACGAACAACAACAGTCTTATCTCCAAACTGTTGTAGAATCTTTTTCTCACATATTAACTTATTCTCACTATAAAAGTCAAATGGATTCGTAGGACTTTCTTCAGTGTATGTCTTGAGTTCTGATGATGAGCCGTAAACTTTTCTGGTCGATATCATTACATAATGGCAGTTATTTTCATATGCAAGTCTTGCTATCTCATAATCAACATCAATCGTTTCATCATATGTTTGAGTTTTGAATACTGGATTCAATGCACAATTAATTACGCCATCATATTGAGAAAAATCAACATGATGAACATCTTTATATGCAACGATATCATAATTCTTCAGTTTAGCTAGTTCTTTTCCTATGAAACTAGTTTTACCTACTATCAATCTTTTCGCCAAGGAAGTTTTCCTTTATAAAAATCATACATCACTTTATTACCTTGATCGAAGAATTCTTTCGATACTGATCCTTGATTACCATCAAGCATATAGTTTACGGTGTAATCTTTTGTGCAATCCCATTCTTTAAAGTGTGAAGCAATGGTGTGAAAGAATACTCTATCTTGACCCCAACCACCATGCCAAGCTGATGCTAATCTTATCAGAACATCACGGCGAACGCAATAGGTGTTTGTATCAATATGGTGAACATTAGTCCATGCTTGCCATTTACCTAGACTTTCACAATCATCATTACATAAGAAGTTTCCTTCTTTATCTGTGATTTTTCTTAGACTGTATGCCCACTCTAAGTTATTTTTTTGAATGGTGTCTACGCAGGATTGAATATGATTTGGTTCGAACCAACAATCTTGATCTAAGAATGAAACATAATCTTCATTCACTAGATGAGAGAATGCTGCATAAACTCTGTGGCCATAGAATCCGTTTGCACCAACATTTTCTGGTAAGAAACAGATTTTGATATTTTTATTTGATAGGTAATTGTCAACAATAACCTTGACTTTACCTTTGAATTGATTACCATCACAGACAACATAACAAGTTGTCGGATAAGTTTGTGCTAGAACACTTTCAATTGCATGACGAACTTCAGGAGCACCCGTGGTGGGTAAAATGACAACAGCACTCATATTAATATTTCCAAATTATTTGATAACCATTATAACAAGGATTGTTACCAATTCTTTTCATGTAATCGAAAATGAATTGACCTTTCCCCCCACAAACACTTCCTTCGAGTAACGTATTGTTATCGTGGATTTCGTACCAATTATCATCTACACCGATTAATGCATCAGAATTCAATGATGGTAATATAGTAATAAATTCGTATAAATGATGTAATGCACTTTTTGCTGTAATGTGAGTATCTATAGTGCTTGCATCGAAACTATCTAGATAAAGAAAATCAATTTTTTTATTTTCTTTCTGAAACTCATCATTTAGTATTTTTAGTTGAGTGATACTATCATTTAAATATATTTGACTATTTGAACTTAATATTTTTCTTTTACAATAGTTGACATTTTCTTCTAAAATATCTATAGTGTGAAATTCTCCACCATGATCATGAATGAATCTGTCAAATAGAATACTGCTTTGTCCGTCTCCACCATAATTATTTTCTTGTCTGGCACAACCAGTTTCAACTATTACTGGATTTTTTATCTGTTTTAGATAATCAAAAATGTAATCAAATCCTGTCGCTCTCCTTTCCAATTTACCTCTAACGCTACTATAAAAATCATAAAAGCTCATAACAACCTCACTTATCGCTTATGCAATACCCACCTTTAAATTTATAAACACCAGAAGTAATTGAAATCTGTTCATATATTTCATTATCATGGCACATGTAAGGATCTTTGTAGTTCTTTGTTACATAATACACCGCATATGCTATACCGGCCAGTAGCATGATGATTGGAATATACTTTATATATTTCACAATCTCAGGCATCATACCTAAGATTTTAGGTAGTATTTCAAGTAGTTGTTTCATTTTCGGTTTCTTGATTTTACAGCGTCGGCCAGCATTGATTTAATTATTAATAGGACTCTTCCTTTTTCTCTTTCTGTTAATATCTTTACCAACATCTGCTTATCTTCATAACTTTTTGCATTATCTAAAAATTCTTCTGGTACTGTAAGTTTCTTTTTATTTTTAAATTTTTTAAAGTCTGGTTTGATATCGTCTGACATTTTTTTATACCGTGAATGATGATCCGCACCCACAAGTCGCTGATACATTTGGATTTTTTATTTTGAACTCTGCTCCTAGTAGCGTTTCTTCATAATCAATTTCAGCATCATTCATATACTGCATACTCATACTATCAATAACTACTTGTATTCCATCTTTCTCAAAAGCAAAATCATCATCTGCTGGAGGAAGTTCTTCTAATGAAAATCCATATTTAAATCCAGAACATCCACCACCTTGCACAAAAATTCTAAGTTTAAGGTTAGGATCTTCTTCATCAATAATTTTTCTAATTTTGCTTGCTGCGGATTCTGTTACTGTAAACATTTTTAGCCTCTTGTGAGTTTGAGTATTCTTTCAATCTGCTTCTCAATGACAGGCTTTCTGTTTGGCCAATAAATGTACTCTTTGTCTGCGGTTTTGTATAGCTTTTGTAAAAATGGAATAATTAATTTTTCCACTTCATTGAGTCTTGTTTTATAATCATCGGCAGTTTCAACAGTTTTATTGATTACTGAATTATATTCTTCTTCGGATACAGCAGAAAATCCAAAGTCATCTTCGGGTTCATCATACTCATCCAATATATTTTTTATATCATGAGATAAACTCATACTTTAATTCCGCCTGCAGGTTTTCTAGACAGTCTAAAATTAGCCATAACATCTATTGATGTAGGTTTACTTTTATCTTTAAGTCCTCTAGGTTGAATACGAACTTCTAACTTTGCGACCAATTCTCTAAGCACCGTTATTTGCGTTGCACCAAATAAGTCAGAAACCATTTTCTTTTCTGGATAAGTTAAGTTTCCTGTTTCTTCTAAAAACCATATTGTGTCATCTAGCATCATAAACATAATACTATGATCAGCATCAGAATTTAAATTGGCATGAAATTTTTTATGATAGTGATCTAAAACTTTTTGTCCTAAGGTAGAATCATTAATACTTGCAATTGAATAATTATCTGTATTGTTTGCAAAATGTTCAAGTCTAACTCTCCTTGTTGGGAGATTTTTTTCTACAGAAAGCATACCGGAAGATATTTTTTTAAACTTATACATTGGTTTTTGTGGAGTATCGAAGTATAAGTTGAAGTCTTTTAGTAATCTTTTTCCATTAGCTATTGCTTTTGGTGTGGCATTCATTACTTCTAAAAGTTGTTGTTTATCTGTATCAGTATCAGCATCAGGAGCATCAAATTCTGCTCCGTCAAATGTCCAATTCCTCATTGAACCCATTTGCGCCGTGTAGTCTGCTTTGTATTCAAAGAATAAATCAACACGTTTTTTGTTAATATAAATGGTAAATCCAAAATCAGGAAATCCTGTTCCAAATCCTGCAGGAACAGCAAATTCTTCAGGATTTCCTAAAAGCGTTTTTACTTTTTTATATGCGGCTTTTTCTGCTAGTAGTGATTTTTCATTTATTCCCATGGTAGTACCTCAAAATGATATTCGAATATTTATACCTTGAAGCCACCAAACTTATTCTTCTTACCCGACAGTCTTTCTCTATCACCAAAACTATTCAGAGGCTTATCGTCAACTTTACCTGCATCGACTATACCATTTTGTGCTGCTTGTTCAACATCATACAGCCTCATCTTTGATTTGTCAATACCAACAGCGAATCTCTTATGTGTCGTAGGATCAGAATAACGATTCTTCAACTGCTTGACCATAATCTGATTCAAGGCTTCAAGTTCTTCGGATGTTATCAAAGCAAACATCAAGTCTGCGGTTGCTGGCAGACCAAAAGACTCACTTGTGTCCTCGAGCCCGGGATCAGATGAAGTAAATCCGCTTCTTGTAGTTTGTGTAGCACTGACGATTGGAACTCCGTACTCAACTGCAAGGCCTCGCAGTTCTTCGGCAATTGACTTAACGTAAGTGTATGAGTTGACGTTTGATCCTGCTTTGATTCTTGCGGAGGCGCAAATATTAAGATAATCAATAAAAATAATGTCAGGAGTGAAGCTACGTTTGAGATGAAGTTCATTTAGAAGTGTCCTGAAATGTACAGTAGATGCTGCTGCGGTTGGATATTCTTTAATAATAAGTTTTCCTGTAGTATTCTTTCTTACTCTTTCAACTTTTTTGTCATACATTTCTTTGGATAAAGTTGCAAGCTCATCAATTGTTACATTCAATAGATTTGCATCGATTCGCTCTGCAATCTTTTCTTCTGCCATCTCCATTGTGATGTAGAGAACATTCTTTCCCTGCACCATACATCCTGCTGCAACATGACACATGAATAAAGATTTACCAACACCAGTACCCGCTAGTGCAATGTTCAATGTCTTTGCAGGCAGACCACCTTTTGTGATCTTATTAAAGAATTCTAGATCGAATGGAATTCTTTCTTCTTTTCTATGATAGAATTCATATCGCTCATCAGAATTTTCTAAGTAGTCATGACCAATATTTGTATCAAAGCCTACACCTAATGCATCAGCCAATATCTTGGGTATTGCACCTTTTTCTTTAGTTTTATCTTTTCCATCGAGTATAGAAATAGATTCCAAGACAGCATTGTAAATCGCTTTTTCTTGACAAAATATTTCGGATTTGTCAAGAAGCCATTCAATTTTGGAAGTCTCTTTTGAAGTTTCAACAATTTCATGTAGATAACTTTCACATTGCGCCACTTGATCATCTGTAAGATTTTTCTTCTCTTTAATGGCAAGTGTAACAGCTTCAATCGTTGGTGGAGCATTGTAAGATGATACGAATGATGAAATTTCATTGAAAATTATTCTTTCAGTACCATGTTGAAAATACTCTGTCTTTAGAAAAGGAATAACTTTTCGTAGATATTCATCATTGTAAATCAGATTCTTTAGTATCGTCTGTTCCAGTTTCATCAATTATATCCTGTTCAAGATTGCCCGACATGATCTCTATCAATAAATCGCCTAAGTAGTTTTTAAACTCTGCATCTTTCTCCAACTTCTTAGGCGTATCAATTGTAGATTCTAGCACATCGTATGCAAAAAGTAAATACACATTCCCATGTCTTTCTTCAAACTTCACTTTACCATATTTGAATATGGTATCTTTGTATTTACCATTTAATAGACGAACATGCACAGATTGTGGATCATCTTTGGGATAGATGAAACAATAGTCTAATCCTTCTGTCATTTATGCTCCGTTTGTAGTTTCAACATCAAACACTTCTTCCACTGCATCATCGGAAATAATTTCTCCATTCGCAATACAATACTTATTTTCGATGAATTCACGGAAGGACTTTTGTTTCAATACAGGAAGCCAAAAGTCTTTGGTATCTGTATCTTTTAGTCTGAACTTTTTATCTTCATACACACCATCAGCATCACGACGAGAATACCAACCATTACTTGGTTTAGTTACATGACCGCTTTCGAGTGCGATATCCAATAGACCAGACCACTTGCTAATACCACCGTCAAAGGATACAGAAATAGGTATCTTTGATTTTTCTTTAACATATCTACTCTTTTCTACATTAATTATGAAGTTATAACCGACAATTTCTTGTCCTTCTTTTTCTTGTTGTCTACCAATAATGAAGATGTTATCAGCAGAATAATATGATCCAGTACCACCACCAACAATATCTTTAGGGAACATACCAATCTCTTTGTATGTATGATTCACAACGATCATTGGTATATCTTTCATCGTGAGGTGTGGTGTCACCATACGAAATAGAGACTTGATTTGTTTTGCTCTGCTCATATCTGCAACAGATTTTTGATCTAGAGCATCTTCAACTTCTTTCTTCGATGCTAGATTACCAATAGAATCAATAACAATGATAAGCTTATCATCTCGTTCGAGATTTGTTAATTGATTCATCACATCAAATTTCAATTGTTCAATATCAGTAATAGGAGTATGTAACACCCTATCGGTATCAATACCGAATGAATCAAAATAAGATTGAGGAGTACCAAACTCACTGTCATAAAACAATAAAGCGGAATTTTCATATTTGTCCAAATATGATTTAGCCATCAACAGACTAAATGCAGTTTTAAAATGTTTAGATGGTCCTGCCCACATAGTTAGACCCGGAGTTAATCCACCATCTAGTTTACCACTCAATGCAATATTGATTGCAGGCACAGAAGTAGGAATCATATCTTTCTGTGTAAAGAATTTTGACTTT